GACAATACAGGAATTGCTGAAGAACAAATAACCTCTATCTTGCGGGAGATATAGATGCGGAACACAAACAAGCCGCCTTATGCGACTACGGATATTCCCTACGCCCCGAAAAGGCGACTTACCAGAAAACAGTTCGATGTATTATGGGATAGGTGTTGTGGGGGTACCCAAGCACAGATTGCTGAGAAAATGGGAATTTCAAGAAGGGCAGTGAGAAACCATATTACAAGAATAAGAAAAAGGGGAATTGAATGTCCTTGAAGTGCCATTAGAAAAACTTTTTTCTCTCTATATTCTTTAACTTACAGCTTTTTCCCCCTTAAAAAGAGTGCCATTTCTCACCTACTATGAGAGACATGATGACTACTATGAGAGACATGATGACTGATGAAACTCAGAAGTTACGGGATGCTATAGAAGATGTTGTCCTTGATGAAGATGATCCAGAAATAGGTGCAATTCAGCAGATTTACGGTATTGATTGTTATGCTGCAGAAGAAAGGGTTTATGGTCAATTACAAATTGAAGCTTATGAAAAGATTGTCAATGAATATGAATCTAAATACAAAAGCAATGGTGAGGATGTTTATGATCGTGAAATAGTGGATCATGTGGATTGGCAGGAAGTTGAAGCCAATCACTCAAGCCTGTCGCAAAGAGATTCCAAAGATACGCAGGAACATGTTCATGTTCTTGGTGATCCCGAGGAGGACATTGGGAAACGAACCAAACCACCTTTTGATTATATAAATCCCCAAAGATTATCTGATCTTATGACTTTAGGCTTTTCAGATGTACAAATTGCTCAGACACTTTCGGTTAGCCCTGAGAGTGTTGAACGAGCCAGATCACTATATTCTTCAGGCGTTTCTTCAAAGCCGAGATACCTGTAAGGGTTTGAAAACCGTCATATAGTATTCTCAAGGGACGGGAAACCGACCACCTTACAATCGAGGTAGCTACCTCAAATATATGGAAAATGGACAACTTCAAACAGTTTACCATCCTGTTGGGGCGTTAATCTTCGCCGAATACAATCCTCGGCAACTCACCAAAGACCAGTACAAGAGTCTCCGTGATTCAATGGAGAGATTTGGCCTGGTTGATCCTGTTATCATTAACAAGCATCCAGATCGGGAGAATATCGTGATCGGGGGACACCAAAGATTGAGAATAGCCAAAGACATGGGGATTGAGAAAGTCCCTTGCGTTGAATTAAGTCTTGATCTGAACCAAGAGAAAGAACTGAACGTCAGGCTGAATCGTAATGTAGGGGAGTGGGATTATGATGCACTGGCGAATTACTTTGATGTGGGGGAACTGACAGAGTGGGGGTT